CAGAAAACTTGCCATCATCCACTGGTGAAGATTTCGGCATAGCGGTTACTGGTTATGGTAGCGGGTCTGGGGCTATTGTAAACTTTGGTCAAGACGGTTCTTTTTCTGGGTTAGAAGCAGCGCAGGGCAACACAGATGACAATGGGCAGGGTGACTTCTATTACAGTCCACCGTCTGGCTTCTTAGCCCTTTGTTCAGCCAACCTACCCGACCCTGCCATCGACCCTGCACAGGGCGAAGAGCCAGAGGATTATTTCAATACGGTGCTGTATACTGGTACAGGGGCAAGCAACAGTATCACTGGCGTAGGGTTTGCTCCAGATTTTATCTGGCAAAAAGAACGGTCAAATAACACTGCCGGCGGCAACTTTCACTACTTGTCTGACAAGGTTCGTGGCGTTAATGCCATTCTTCAATCCAACGCATCTGGAGCAGAATCAACTGGAACAGACGTAGGAATAAACACTTTCGATTTAGATGGGTTCACAATGGGAACTTATGGAGGTGGTAATGCTAATCAGTCTGGTGAAACCTACGTTGCATGGAATTGGAAGCTTGGCGGCACTGCGGTTAGCAACACTGATGGGGCGATTACATCGTCTGTGTCTGCGAACACCAAAGCGGGGGTTAGCATAATTACTTGGACAGGTAATGGGTCAAGCACCGACACAGTTGGTCACGGACTAGATGGGCCATTAGACATGATTATATACAGGAGGAGAAATTCTGCACCTAGCAGTTGGTATGTTGTATATAATGTTTTTGATGGTAGTTTAGATCGATTATTTTTAGAAGCTACAAATTCGTATGCTAATATAACAGGCGTGGGCGACCCATTAGGAGCTACCACAACAACAAATTTTGGGTGGTCTACTGGAAATTTGATGGTCGGTTATTGTTTTAAGAGCATCGATGGATTCAGCAAGATTGGTTCATACACGGGCAACGGTTCTTCTAATGGCACGTTTGTTTACACAGGACACCGTGTTGCATGGCTAATGGTGAAACGCATCGATTCTACTGGAAATTGGTATATTATGGATAACAAACGCAATACATTTAATGCAGTGAACAACCATCTTTATCCAAATCTTTCTTCAGCAGAATCGGCTAGTTCGCATGACACCGATTTTTTATCCAATGGTTTTAAAGCACGAGGTAGTGCCGCTGACCTTAACGCATCTGGCGGTACTTACATTTACCTCGCCTTTGCAGAACAACCCGCAAAATATTCCAACGCCCGATAGGAGATAACCATGCCTTGGAAATACCAAACACGAGTCATCAAAGTCGGAAAGGCTTGGACTGACATAAACGGGACACAGCACCCAGCCAACTGGGCAGTCTGGTCAGACGCAGAAAAAACTGCGGCAGGGTTAACCTTTGAAGCTGACCCCGCCCCTTACGATAACCGCTTTTACTGGGACGCTAACACCCCTAAAAACATTGCGGACGTTAATGAGGTTGATGATAACGGCGACCCTGTGTTGGGCAGCGACGGCAATCAGCTAGTAACGCTGGGCCTCAAAAGCCAGTGGAAAGCTATTATCAAGAAGCAAGCCGCTGACAAGCTGGCTCCTACAGACTGGTATATTGTCCGTGAGGCTGAGGTTGGCACGGACGCTCCTCAAGAAATTTTATCTTATCGGGCAAACGTGCGTACTAAGTCGGGCCAGATAGAAGCGGCTATAGACGGTGCCGCAGACCACGCCGCATTTATGGCTCTTTTTGATGCCACATTTGATGACCTTGGCAACCAGACTGCACCCGCTCCTATTAACGATTGGCCTGACGAGTTATAGGCATGGACCTAGACGGCATGATGTTTTGGAACCTAGTGCTGACACTCGTAGTGGCTCCGGCCCTGTGGGCCTTTAAGCAGTTGTATGCCGAAGTAAAACGTATACAGATATTGTTAAACAAAACCAGAGAAGACTACGCGACACGCTTAGAGGTGCGAGATGATATGCGCCAGATTAGTGATGCCTTGCACCGTCTTGAGGATAAGCTAGATAAAATTCTGACAAAGTAGAGGGGTGCAATGATTGATCCGGCAACAATAGCCCTCGCCACCTCTGCTTTCTCCCTCATCAAAAAGGGTTTTGCGGCAGGCCGTGAAATCGAATCAATGAGCAAGGATTTAGGCCGTTGGATTGGTGCCTGTCACGATATTGAGCGACAGCACAACAAGGCCAAGACCCGCCGTTTTGGCAAGTCGGTGCAGGAAGAGGCACTGGACACATGGGCCGCAACTCGAAAGATAAAACAACAGCGTGAAGAACTGCGGCTGTTTATGCTGTCTATTAACCCCGATGCTTGGAATCAGTTGATTCGGCTAGAGGTTAAAATTAGGAAACAGCGGATTGCAGAAGAAAAAAAGCGGCAGGAAGAGCGCGAAGAAATAATGATGTGGTCTATGGCCTTAGCCATATTCTCAGCAGTAGTCGGGTTCTTCTGGCTCGTGCTCCACAGGGTGCTCCAATAAAAGTTAAATAAAAGTTAAGTCTAGGGGTTCACATTACTATTTACTTAGCGTATAGTAATATAGTGGGGAGGTTCCCACAGTCAGAGGAGAGAAAAATGACACAGACAAAGACTTATAGCGTAGGCAGGTTGATATGCTTGTTTACTGCGTAACAAACATCGTCAATGATATGATGTATGTGGGATGCACAACTCGCTTAATGTCGCACAGAAAATGGGGTCATAAAAAGTCATATATGAACGGGATTGGAAGTCAAAATACAATTTATCAGGCGTACAGGGATTTCGGTTGGGAAAATTTTAAGTGGGAGTGTCTGGAAAAGTTGTCTACAGTTGAGGATTTGCGCGAAAGGGAAAGGTATTGGATTGATCAGTTAAACACATTATGGCCTATGGGTTACAATCAAAACAGAGGCGGTTCTGTTACTCCCGCAAATGAATATGGGAAAGAATACGTTTGTGAAGGAAAATCTTATTTTGGGTACGGTCAACTAGCTGACGCATACGGGGTTAAAGAGATAACCGTTAGAGTTAGAATAGCAAAGCAAGGCTGGACAGTTCGACAGGCTGTTGGGTTAGACCCAAAGCCGAAGTCTCCGAGAGATTACACGAAGCAATCAAAGCCAGTTATTTTTCAAGGCATAACATACTCCTCAGAGCGAGATATGTGCAAAAAATTTGGGGTGTGTAATAATGTGTTTAGGCAGAGATATCATAGAAATGGCTGGACGTTAGAAGAGGCTCTTGAAGTCTGCGAAAGAAAGCAAAGCAGGCATGAGGTGCGCCCATTTGGCAAGCGATTTAAAAGCATATCCGAGGCGGCTAGGTTTTATGGACTAAACCCAGCAAGTGTAAAAAGTCGCTTGCATTATGGGTGGTCTTTGGAGGATGCTTTGTCAAAGGATATATTGCCCAACAGTAGGCCAAAACCGTTTAAGGAATATTACATTAACGGCAAAGTTTACAGAACTTACGCTGAAATTGGCCTTGAATTTGGTTTAAGTGGAGCGGCTGTAAGGAACAGAATTTATAGAGGACGCAAGGCAGGAAAAAGTTTAGAAGAAATTTTCGGAGGATAGCATGGCATGGTTTACATCTTACAGGCATGAAGTGGAGCGGCAAACCGAAGGCTGGGTTGTCAGCATCTGGCAGGGCACCAAGCTAATTCAGCAGTTGCCCTTTGAGACTTGCAACGCGGCTTTATCTTTTGTAGAAAAGAGAGAAGGCTGTCAGTCTTCCTCCTTTGACAAACGATAGTCTTGTTGTTTCCTCCCTGACTGGCCCTCACCTCGGTGGGGGCCTTTCTTTATTTGGTGTCGGTCTTCTTTGACTTGTCGTATGACCTCATGCCAGATATGCCGAGCATACCGAACATCAGGGGCATCATTACAGACATATCTGCCTGCGGGATAGTCACGCCGAATCCAGAGGCAATCGGGCTGACCATGTAATTTATGCCCAGCGATAGGCCACAAATCCAGCCAATAAGGGGCCGCCACGATGCCTGAAACCAGTTCCCCTTGGCATCTGCCTTGAGAACCTCTATTTGCGCCAGAGCTAGCTCCTGAGCGTGTTTCTCGGCCATTGTGCTTAACTTAAATGCCAACTCCTGTTTGGTGTCAGCGTCAGGAATAAACTTGTCCAGTATGCCGGACACTGCGGGGATTAATGCTTGGATCATGACTTCTCCTTGTTCAGCCATATTGCGAAAGAGGCCGACAGCATGGTTGTGACTATGCTGACAAACCCGCTTGTCTCAACAGTCCTGTCCTCAGCAGGCAAGCCCATAAACCAATAGCACACCTGCCACGTTAATATAATCTGACACAGAAACGCCAGTCGGGGTAGCACCTTCCATTCGTCTAATACAGTTGCCATTTTCCTGTCCTCATCTGTTCTGCCAGTTCTTTTGCCCGCCCTTTAACCTGCTTGGCCCAGCGCGAATCAAGCATCTCTGCGGCGGCTGTTGCGTAGTTCTGAGCTTTAAGTGCCTCGTGCATTGCGACAAATTTATTAAACCGTGGCTGGCCCAGATTAAACAGCATATTTACGATAACAGCTTTTCGCACGTCATCAAGACTATCATACCAGCTATAAGACTTTGCCGCGTCCATGAACGCAACAAGGTCATTCATCAGCAGCATTTCAGCTTCTGATTCGCTAATGCCGCCCTTTATCTCTGGATCGATTAACCGACCATAGCCTATGGTCAGGTAGCCCAAGTGGTCCTCATAGGGCTCATGCTTGCCATTGTTCATGACATTGCCCTCATGACGCTTTATTTGCTTAATTAGCTTGTCTGTGTTGTCATCCATCACACGGCCTCATCAAACTCGCCCTGCATCAATTTAGACGCAGTAACACCCAAATTGTACATGGCCTCTGTCAGTTCATTATCGCTGGCCTTACCCCGCTGGGACATAAACACTTCTATAGCCTCGCCCGACCTTGGGCAGAAGCTAACTGTTACGGCCATTCCGGCCCCCACATTTGTAGTAATGCACGGTCTGCGATTAGGAACTTGTTTCATTGATGATCTCCACTGCTTTGGCCCAGCTTGTTGATTCGAGGTCTGGGTCATTAAAGAATGATATAGGTTTGGTGTACTTCTTTGTCTGCACAGAAGTCACTGGCTGATACCAGACGGCCCGCTGCTCAGAAGATACGCAGGCTAGAATATCATAGTCCTTGAGCGTGGGCATCCGTTTATTGCCACCGAGCCCCGTCTGGAAGTGCACCCTGTGTCTGTGGCCTTTCCCCTGTCGTGAGGCTTGACAGGCTTTGACCTGTATGCGGAGGGTCTGCACTGATTCGGGGTGCCATGCTATCAAGTCCACTGCATCTTGTTGCGCTAAAGAAACACGCCAACCCCTTTGGAGGATTGACGCGGCGGCAATATATTCACCAGCAAGGCCGGAGGCTGTCTGACTAATTATTCCGTCAGCGATAAAATTCCTGCTCAGTGTCATCATGTTTATGTACGGCTTTTTCTAATAAAAATATAGCAAGTTGAATCTGCTCTTTAGCCGTCATCTTCTTTTTATGCGAAAACCCGACATTCGGAACTGTTACCAGTATACCGTCATCATAGGGTTCTAGCAAAATAATTGGCTCTGGTTCGTCTCGGATCATTCAACATTTTCCTCATCAAAACAGCGTGTTGACTGTGGGGGTAAGACAGGCGGGAGATAATCACCCAGCCTGCCTTTTCATATTTTTTTATGTCATCGTGCGTGACATACCGCAGTGTCATGCGCTCAGACACCGCTCAACTTCCCTAAGGTGACGGTTGATTTTTGAGCGGCCCCTGCCCCGCTTGTCGAGTTTTTTGACCGCATAGTAAACGGTAGTGTGGTCGCGCCCAAATGCCCTGCCCACCTCTGGATAAGAGCAACCCAGCAGTCTGACGGACAAGTACATTGCAATGTGCCGCTCGTCTGAGTTATAACGCCGCTTGGACAACAGTTCTGCCATTGGCACCCCTGTGACCTCGCTGGTGATTCGGATGACCTTTTCAATGCGCTGGTCATAATGCGTCAAACGGGACGGTTTCACCGAGCTCCCGAACATTTTTAAGATAATTTTCTCTAAGACACTCATCTGAACAAAAAACCTCCTTTAGTCCATTAGTAACGCCTGCAACCCGCCAGTTAAAAGTTCCCTTGCAAAAGGAGCAGGTGTCGTACCTATCGACAGGCACAGCCTGATCCTTCTGCTTCTTTTTCTTGCGGTCATACCAAGCCATTAAAACGGTATTTCATCATCTATGCTATTATTAGCCGGAGCAGTAGCCGCGCCGTTACTAGCTGGTCGCTCGATGAACTCCGACACCTTCAGGCTGACATATTTCTTGCCCGCCTTTGATTCGTTCTTCCACGCTGACAGGCTGTACTTTGTACCGCCGACCATGATGGTGCCACGCATATCAGGGCGCATTTCATTGTCACCCTTGTCATTTGGAAACAACGAACCCGTCATATCCTTCTGCTCATATTCAGCCATTGATAAACTCCTTTTTGCGGCTGGTGAATAACTGCCGGTCCTCGGCAGTCAATCTAAGTTGCACCCGATTGTAGAGAGTTTTAAGAGCCTCTATATCGGGGCACATAGCTATCTCCTCTGCAAGTGATAGCTGTTTTAAATTACCAGAGGGAACCGCACCAGTTGCGGTTTTGTCATCGTGGTAACTATATATTGTCGATGCAGTCCCCTCATTTGCCTTTACCCCAGAGTTGTCTGGTCCAGCAAAGCTCTGCGGCAAATCCTCGCCGCTGTATAAATGTATCCCCAGCCCCGTAGCCATGCTGATGGCCTTAGCCATGCACCGTTGCAGTGATGCGTTAACCTCGAAGCTGTTGGGCTTTTGAACGGGCCTGTTGGCATGGTTTAGCACGGGCATGATTTCTGTAGCCGCCGCAACATCCTTGCCCAGCGTGACAGTCACCTGCACATAGGCAAAGCCCGAAGGGTCTACCATGTAGGGCAGAAAAGTTCCATCAGGCTGTTTAAATATGTGCTTTGTCACCATTGCGTCTGGCACATGGTCCTTTAACAGACGCAGGGCGTGGGACCATGACAGATAAGTAAAGCCGTTCTTTTTCTCGACCAGCTTCCGTGTGTCAATCTGCGACATGGTTTTCCAGATGTTCATACCTTCCATAATGCTTTTGCCTCCTCTATATAATCATCGTCCCAATAAAACGGGTGCTGAAAGTCTGGGTCCAAAACACCTGCCAGAACTTTCGGGTCAGTTGAAACTTGCAACAGGTTCTGCCTGCGAATCGCACGGGCCCGCATCTCCTCGACATAATGAGCCATGCGATCAGGCTGTAGTTCCTCACAGTTATTAGGGCCAAACAGAACAGCGTCAGTGCCGGATACATACGCAATGTGTGGGGTCAGGCCCGTGGCAAGCTGATAGATAGCGACTTGGCACAGGTGCTCAAACTGTGGCTTCTCTGGTATGGACGCCTTGGTCCAGCCTCTGGTGCCGTCCTTTTTTACAGCACCCATGCGCGGTGCCTTTGTTTTCACCTCGCAGAACGCTGTGGCGGAGCAGAGGTCTATGAACCCCAATATCGGCAAGTCTACACCCGCCAAAGATACCTCGACCTTCTGCTCCTCCTGAGCACCCCCGAACTGGTCTGCTAAGAGATCAACACCGTTTTCTATAGCAACGGGTATCAACTCCCTGAACTTTTCTTTCTTTTCGTCCGGCTCCGAATCAGGAGCATCATGGAAATCATAGGACATAAGTGCGCTGTCAATGGCCTCGTCCAAAGAGGAGCCTATAGTCATCATGGCCTGTATACCGCCGTGGACCGCCGTGCCAAATGCCGCGTTCCAGCCAACCTTTATGGCTCTGCGCTGTTTGCGGTTCAAATAAATATATTGGAACATCCAGATAGCCATTGGCCGTAGCAACTGACTTGGACTATAATGTGTGAGCTCTTCTTGCATAAACCCTGACTAATTTTTCTGTTTACAGTTTCCTAATTCTACTTTACTAAGGGTTATACACATTAGTGTCAACAGTTAAATAGGAGTTATGGGTGACGTTAGCGGAATGGTTAGTGCACAAGGGTTTGCGGCAGGCAGACCTTGCAAGGGACATGAAGGTGACACAGCCGACTGTCCATAATTGGATTTATGGCAAGCGGCCACCAAGCGGTTTGCACATGATACAGATTCATAAAATGTCGGCTGGCAAGGTTGGTCTGAAAGACTGGGCGGAGGTGTTTGCTGGTGAGTGACCCCTGCGACCTGCCACCCGATGAGTTCGAGCGTTATTTAAAGCGCATGACTGAACGGGTCATTTTCTTTAAGCATTATGAGCAGGCTGATCACGGGCCCAAGCCGACAGGTGACTTTTCGTCTTCTGTTCGCATGGCTTATCAGCGGCGCAAATCAAACTACCGAAAGGGTCAGAATGATGACAGGTAGATTGATTCGGGAAGACTGGGAGAAGTCGGTCAAGGAAAATCGGCGCATACAGCAGGAGTGGAGCGACCAACTGCCTGACGGGTGTTTTGTGGACGCTGACATTAAAGAAAACCTGACGGG